GCCCGCCGAGCGACGTCGAACTCACCACGCCGGGCACCATCGAGAGCTTCCACGGCCTGCTCGATATTTTCGGCGAACTGCTCGACAGCGAGCACGACTTCAAGACGGTGATCGTCGATAGCCTTGACGGGCTGGAACCGCTGGTGTGGGGCGCCACATGCCAGCGGCTTGGCATCGCGTCCATCGAAGAAGCCGGCTATGGCAAAGGCTACATAGAAGCCGATACCGAGTGGAAAGATTACCTCGGTGGCGTTTCCGCGCTTTCCCGAGCCGGGATCTATGTGGTGCAGCTCGCACACCCGGAAATCGTGCGCTTCGACTCGCCCACCACCGACCCCTACAGCCGCTACACGATCAAGCTGCACAAGCGATCGAACGCACTGGTCCGCGAGCAGGCCGACATTGTGGCCTTCATGAACTACCGAGTCTCCCTCAAGGAGAAGGAGGTCGGCTTCAACAAGAAGGTCAGCCATGCCGAAGGCGGTAACGAGCGCCTGGTTCACTTCAACGAGAAGGCCGGCTTCAGCGCGAAGAACCGCTTTTCCATGCCGGACAGCGTGCCGTACCGGAAAGGGCAGGGGTTCGCCGAGTGGGCGAAGTATCTGCCGAGTGCGGCGAATGACAACGCTGCCGGCACGAAGAAGGCAGCGTGATGGAGGGCAACAACGAACTGCGCCTAAACCACGCGACCATGGCGCGTATCGTTCAAGAGTGGGCCGAGCGCGAATTCGCCTCCAAGCCGGAAATAACAGACGTGTCCTATGACGCGGCAAACTCTACCTTCCGCGTTCGCGTCCAAAATCTGGACGTGCCGGACTGCGACGCGCCTCACCAGCGCACCTAACCACCACACAGGAGAATACACATGGCAAATCTCGGAAACAAGTTTGACGCCACGGCTCACGACACCGAGCAGCGCGGCGATTATGAGGAACTTCCGAATGGAATCTACGACCTTGAGATCGTGGAATCCGACGTCGTGCCGACGAAATCCGGCAACGGCACCATTCTCAAGGTGACCAACGACGTCATCGCGCCCGAAGAATACAAGGGGCGCAAGCTCTTCAACAATTACAACCTGGAGAACGCAAACGCGCAGGCGCAGGAGATCGGTCAGCGCCAATTTGCCAGCCTGTGCCGCGCCATCGGCGTGTCGGAAGTCGAAGATTCTGAGGAGCTCCATTTCAAGAGCTACCGCGTGAAGATCGGCCTCGGCAAACCCAGCAAAGATGGCCAGTACCCGGCCCGCGCCGAAATTCGTCGGTACTATTTTGCCGACGAAGGCGACCTGCCCGAAGTCGGCATCGACGCCACCCAGCCGCCGAAGGCTGCCAACGACAACCGCGCCGCTGCCAACGACAACCAGCGTCCGGCGCCTGCTGCGCAAGCTGCTGGCGGGCAGAAGGCAAGGCCGTGGGGGCGCAAGTGAACTGGCCTGAGGCGTTTGCACTGGTTGGCGCCCTGTTCGGCCTAGCTGCCATCCTGTGGGCCGTCACCCGCTAACCACCCACTACTGGCGCGTCACCGCGCGCCAGTAGTCCACCCACCACAGAGGAGAAACACATGCCAGCCAACAAGCTGACGGTCGAGCGCGCGCACCTTGTCGCCGCCCTGACCCAAGCCACCAAAGCGGTCGAAACGCGCAACACCTACCCGATCCTGGCCAACGTCTACCTGGCGGCCAGCGACGACCGCCTGACGCTGCGCGCCACCGATCTGGATATCGAAATTACAACCAGTGTGCCCGCTCAGGGCGAACTGGCCGCAACAACGGTGCCAGCGCGCACGCTGCTGGATATCGCGCGCAAGATGCCGGCTGGCGCCGAGATCACGTTGGAGCCAAACGACGGGCATCTGGTGGTCAAGGCCGGCCGCAGCCGGTTCAAGCTGTCCGTTATCGACGCCGGCGACTTTCCGTCGCTGCAATCTGGCGCCTTCACGGCCAGTTTCAGCGCAGACCTGTCGGCCATGTTCGCGCCGATCCAGTTCGCTATTTCGGATGAGGCCTCGCGCTATTACCTCAACGGCATTTTCCTGCACACCGTGGGCGAGGAAACCCGCGCCGTGGCAACCGACGGGCACCGGCTGGCCCGCGTTACCGTGCCGACAGTTGGCGAAATTCCGGCGGTCATTATCCCGAAAAAGACAGTCGGCCTGCTGCCCGATGGTGAGGTCCACGTAGAGCTTTCCGACACCAAAATCCGCTTCCGGTCGGGCGAAACCACGATCCTGTCCAAGCTGATCGAGGGCAGCTTTCCCGACTACGAGCGCGTGATCCCGAAAAACAACGAGCGGCACCTTGTCGTCGACCGTGCCGCCCTGCTGGCCGCAGTGGAGCGCGTGGGCGTCGTGGCCGACGACCGCAGCGGAAAGTCGGTTCGGCTGGATCTGGCATCGGACAGCGTGACGCTCAATCTGCGTGGCGCCGACGATGAGGCCACCGAAGAACTGGCCGCCGAATATGGCGACGAGCCCATGAGCGTTGGCGTCAACACCGCCTATCTGGCCGAAATGCTGCGCAATGTATCCGGCGAGAAGGTCACGTTTGCGTTCGGTGACGAGGGCAGCCCGATTCTGGTTCGGGGCGGAGATGCCGGCTGGCTGGGGGTTCAGATGCCGATGAGGGTGAACTGATGGCAAAGCACAAGTGTGAAAACCGGTTCGGCGGGGATGGCGCTCGCGGCGGCTCGTTCTTTGAAATCGAAAGCCCTCATTATGAGCACGGGACGGCCACACTTCGCGTCGGGCATTCGTGCGTCATCGTACACGATGCGGAAATCCCCATCACTTGGCTGTCCGAACTGATCGCCATTGCCACCGAACACAAGGGCGGCATTCGTGGCTTTTTGGAAGAGCACCAGTGGAGCGGCGAAAGCTACGCGCTGATGTGCGACCCGGAGGTGAACTGATGGCCAAGTACATCAGCATCAATGTCGACATCGACCTGGACGACGCGCTCGCCGAAATCAAAACGGACGATCTGGCCGAAGAACTGGCCAGTCGTGACGTGTCTGGGCACCGCGAAGCCGTCACCACCGCCATCGCGCAAATCCGGCGCGGCGACACGCTCGACGCCATCACGACGCTGGAGCGCGAATTCTGGCCGAAGTGGACGTCGGTGCAGGACAGCGAAGCCGCACTTCGTGCAGCCAATGACAACCAGGAGGCGGCGCCGAAAAGCGCCGCTGGCTGATGCGCGGCAAGTACGGCGTGCGATCGGTTGACTGGCTGGAAGAAGATTTCAGCGAGTTCGACGACTGCATCGACGCCGACGACGCAGTGAACGAGTGGGCGAAGTTCGGCGACAGCAATAGCTGGTTTGTCGACGGCTACCCCGACAACCATGAAGTCGAAGTCCGCCACCCGGGCGGCGCGCTGACCCGCCACATCGTTAGCACCGATTGGTCGCCCGACTTCTGCATTTACGACAAGGCCGCCGAGTAGCCATGCCCCCACTCCCCAAAGCCCAGCCCAGCACGGTCACGGCCATTTACCAGGCCTACGAACAAGCCAACACGCACTACGACAGCCTTGGCATCTCGGTCGGCGAGATTGCCACGGAATGTGATCGAGCACTTTGGTACGGATTCCGCTGGGCTTCGCAACCCGAACAAATCGACGGCCGCAAGCTGTCCATCTTCCGCACCGGCGACCGTTGGGAAGAAGTGCTTGTGTCCGACCTGGAGCGCATCGGCGTCGAGGTGTGGGGCCAGCAGGACCGCATCAGGTTGGTTGGCGGGCACGTTCGCGGCAAATGCGACGGCAAGGCCATCGGCCTGCCAGAGGCACCGAAGACCGAGCACCTATGCGAGTTCAAATCGAGCAACGACAAGGGCTTTAAGGAGATTACGAAGCACGGTTGCAAGAAGGCCAAACCATTGCATTTTGGGCAGTGCCAGATCGGCATGCACGCCTTCGGTTTGTCCCGTTGCCTCTACATGGTCACGAACAAAAATGACGACAGCCGCCACGTGGAGCGCATCGAATATGACGCCGAATATTGCCTGCGCATGCTGGCGCGGGCGCAGCGCATTATCGAGAGTTTCGACCCGCCATCGCGCATTTCAGACGACCCCGAGTTCTTTGGTTGCCGGTTCTGCAAACATCGTGACGTGTGCCATGCCGGCGCAGAGCCGCGACTGACCTGCCGCTCGTGCATCCATGCCACGCCCGAGATGTCGGGCGATGCGCACTGGTCATGCAGCCGTTGGGCGAAGCCTCTCGCGGTCAAAGAGCAGAAACAGGCCTGCGGCAACCACCTCTGGCTCCCGGGCTTTATTGACGGCGAACAGGTGGACGCCAATGAGCAAGAGGAGTGGATCGAATATCGGCTGCGCGACGGCAGTGTGTGGAGGGATGGGGTTAGCCCCGAACATAAC